TCTGCGCCCCCATCTCACGGGCAAGAGCAGACATTCTCTGATATTCTTCCCCTGTAGCGCCTGCAACAGATGCGGCATTGGCCATGGACTGTTCAAAATCCTTGCTGGTATTTACAACCGCCGTTCCCAGAGCCACCACAGGGAGCGTGATGGATGTGGTCAATGACTGACCAATTGACGTTAACTCCTTTGATACCTTCTGCAGGCTTTTGCTGGCATCCGTCAGTCCCTGCTGAAGAGAAGATATATCTGCAGATATTTTTACAACAAGATTCCTGATAACTGCCATCTGCATCCTCCTTTCGCAGTTTCCACTCGACGGACTCGATATGTTTTTGTCGAGTTACTCGATATATTTCTGTCGAGTTACTTGATGTTTTGTCTTGTTTGTGCTATATTACAGTCCAGAGAGGAGGTAAAACCCATGCCTATTCCAGTGAATATAGACGATTTGATCAATCATAGAACCGTTGAATCCACCCGTATAGAATACAAAGAAGATTTCAATCCGGATCCCATCATTCGAACTGTCTGCGCCTTTGCCAACGACATTGACAATATGGGCGGCGGATATATCATTGTGGGAGTTTCCGAAGAAAACGGCTCTCCTGTTTTTCCCATCAAGGGAGTTTCTAAAAACCGCATTGACGGGATATTAAAAAAGCTTCGTGAATACTGTCACTTCATAGAACCTCTGTATGAGCCGGTTGTAGAGCCGGTACTCTACCAGGATGTCTATGTCATTGTCATCTGGGTATCCGGTGGCTTTGGCCGGCCGTATAAAGCTCCAAAATCTGTGACAGAAAAACAAAGCGTGAAGTACTATTTTATTCGCAAATTCTCCAGTACTGTCATTGCATCCTCTCAGGAAGAAAAGGAGCTTTTCTATGCATCCTCAAACATTCCTTTTGATGACAGAGCAAATCTCTGTGCGGATGTTTCCGATCTGGATATCGGACTACTCCGCAGCCATCTCAAAGAAACCGGAAGCAGCCTTTACCAGTATTCTCTTTCCATGGATGTGGGGCAGATTGCAAACGATATGCAGCTTTTGGACGGTCCACCGGAACGATTAAAGCCCAGAAATGTGGGGATTCTGATGTTCTCAGAGCGTCCGGAAAAATATTTCCGTTATGCTCGTATTGAAGTTGTGGACATTCCGGACCCCACCGGCACCAACATGGTAGAAAAGACCTTCACAGGCCCTATTCAAAGACAGCTTTGTGATGCCCTATCCTACCTTAAGAACTACTGCTTAAAAGAAGCAGTCATCAAAATTCCAAACAAGGCAGAATCCCAAAGGATCTTCAACTACCCATTTGCAGCCATTGAAGAAATCCTTGCCAATGCCGTTTACCACCGGTCTTACCAGATCAATGAACCCATTACGATTAGAATCACGCCACAGGCTATAGAAATCACCAGCTTTCCCGGATTTGACAGAAGCATCACCGACAAGGCAATCGAAAGCTTTGACATCCGTGCCAGAATCTACCGAAACCGTAGAATCGGAGATTTCTTAAAAGAGCTGCATCTTATTGAAGGCAGAAACACCGGATTTCCTAATGCCCGAAAGGCACTCCGGGAAAACGGCTCCGATGACCTCAGGTTTGAGATGAATCCTGACCGGGACTACCTTGCTGTAACGATTCCTGTTCATCCGTACTTTTATGACTGTAAATTAAAAAAGAAGAATGATTACGCAAACAAGGTTCTTAATCTTGTAAAAGACAAGCCCCTCTCCCTCACGGAAATTGCTCTTGCCATGGGCTATAAGGGTATTACAAAAAAGCTTAGCACCTGTGTTGAAACGCTCTCTTCTCAGGGCAGTATCAGTCAAATAGTTGAAGGTAACACGGTCAAATATAAAGCATAACTTCACAGGCTTTGTCCGCATCAAAGGGACAAAGCCTATTTATATGATAACGCCTTGTTCTGCCGCCATCGCTTTTAACAGGGCATCGCCTTTTGATACTGTGTGTGATTTTGTGCTGTGCTTTGCATCCTTTAAGAGTTTCTCCAGCCTCGGGAGCTTCTTTTGCCTTGCGAAGGCCTCAATGTGCCAGGAAAGAGTAAGAAGGCTTTCAAACTCCTCCTGGTTTTTCTGATTCTTTTGCTTTGCAAGAAGTGTTAATTCCCAGGGCGTGTAATCGCCAACAATTAATGGATCTACGCCCAGCACCACGACCGCCCTTTCACAGAAATCAAAAAGATTAAAAGCAGCGGCGTTTATTCCCCCGGCTTAGCTTCCACTTTCCCGAAAGCCTCCGTCATGGCTTCGCTGACCGCTTTTGCAATATCCGTAAGGCTTGAGTATTCGTCGATAAGATCACCGACCTTTTCCGGGGTTAAGTCTTTATCTTCATGAAATAGACCTGCATACACGATGGTAAGCAGATCCTTGATTCCAACACTTGCAAGGTCCAGATGCATCAGGCTTTTTCCTGTCAGATCTTCGATTTTTGCAAGTGCATTGATTCCGTAGCGAAGCGTGCGCGGCTTATCCAGAGTAATCGTTACGCCTCTTTTCATAAGCTCACTCCTCCGCCATCTGTTTTTGTCGTTTTGGCTGCAGTCGTAACAACCGGACCATTACCCTTTGTGAAGGTAAGAGCCCCAACTCCCGTAAACTCCAGAGAAATGCCGACAAGATCGTCAACAGGGTCCTCTACGGACATGCTTGCAATTAACGCATCCCCGGAGTAATAGTCCTTATCATTCACATACAGCTTAAGGTTTACCGTCGTGCCTCCAAGATAGGCATCCTGTAAAGCCTGCTGACCTGTGGTATCCGTGCCTACAGCATAGTCACCGTCTGCTGATGCACTCCATTCTTTGAGTCCTGCAATGTAGTTTTTCCAGCTGTCCCCAAGAGCCGTGGTTTCAAGAGCGTCCAGGGTAAGTTCCAAGGACCAGTTCTTGATACTGGCAACGGTCACCGGAGTTGTGGAACCGATTGCTACTTTGCCGCCTTTTCCAGCAATAGCCATTGTTTAATCCTCCTCTATCTCGTTAAAGTAAAATTCGAACTCCAGACAGCACATATACTCTTCCATGTTGAACTTAAGTGCTGTGTTACCTGAAAGTTCGAAATCTGATTTAATAAATGTGGCCTCGATTGGAAGGCCTTTCATATCCCCGCGGATATCCTGCAGCTTTGTTTTCACAAGCCTTGATAGCTCGCGGACTTTCTTAAAGGTATTTGCATGACACATAACCTGTATGGTCTGCTTTGCAAAACCCGTATCGCCCTGCAGGGCACTATCGTATGAAGCATTGATGGGCGTATAGACAAGCGCCGGCAGCGGGCAGTCCTCCGGAAGAAGTACCGGATAGATTCTGTCATCTACCAGTTCTTTGATATCCTCATCACCAAGAAGCAATTCATACAGTGCCTGATTGATATCTTTCACATCTTGCCTCCTATTGCATCCGATATGGTTTTGGATACTTCTTCATTGATCTTATCGATGTTCTGATCCACTGCATTTCGAAGAAACGGATTCGCCTTGTTTCTTCTGGTTCCCAGCTCCACAAAGGTGCCGTAGCGAATGGACTTATCATAGTCAACTTTTACTGTGGCCTTTTCATTTGTGGATCCTGCATCGCTTAAAGAAAGGCTGTCTCTTAAGGCTCCGGTATCAACCGGGCAGTTTGCTTTTGCGTGGTCCAGGGCAATCTCACCTCCGGCCTTTGCTCCCTTCATTAGGACAGCACCTGCAGCTTCTTCCATCAGCTTAAGCGTTCTTACGATTTCATCAGCGCCCTCAACCTGAACTTTTACTTTTCTTTGCTTTGCGCTGTAACTCATCCGATACCCTTTCCTTGCAGTTAAGAACTGTCATTTTGTGAGCAGCATCTGCGTCCGAAACACCGATGATCTCATATTCCTTATCAAGATAAGAAATGCGGTGAAGGACGGTAATGCTCGGGTCATAGCGCAGAGTGATTTTTACAACCAGTTCTGCAGATACCTGCTGGGCTGTAAAAAACTCTGTTCCGCTTACAGGCTCTATACTTGCCCAGGCATGTTTTTTCACTTCCCAGGTCATTTCCTCTCCGCCAAATAGATCTCTTTGCACGCTGTACTCAAGTATGGCGACTCTTCTGTTTAGATTTCCAATGTTCATTAGAATTTCTCCTTGCGGTAGCCAAACAGCATCCGTCTTGCCATATCCA